ATGCTGAGAATATGTTGTAAATGTCAATAAGTTTTTGTGATTTTCTCCGAAAAACCGTAAATTCATCATATTGCATAGTTTTATATATGGCTGTGACTGGTGAAATTGTGAAAGATGCACAAAAGCAGACAGCAAAACAAGACGGTTGCCAACGGTAGCCGTCTTCTGTATTGCCATTCGAACGTTCGAACTTTTACATGGCTTTCATTTCGTTAGAGGACTTACCACCGAACATACGCCGGGGGTAATTGTTCAACCACTCTTGCACCTCTGCGACTTGCTCCGGGGCAACATCCGCAAAGTCACAGCCTTTAGGAAACCAACGGCGAATCATGCGGTTCTGGTTCTCATTGCTTCCACGCTCTCCGGGGTTGTGAGGGTGACAATAATATATTGTCGTTCTGGGTTCACCGCCGTTTACAGACTTTTCAAGTGCTTGCTGATCGAGAAACTCCGTGCCGTTGTCGCAAGTGATCGAACGGAATATCTCACGGAACTTATCAGAGCCATAAGCACGTTCCAGATCATCAAGGGCACAAGAAACAGCGTTCCCGGTCTTGTCTGGTATCGGCATAATAATTTCATTCCGGGTTTTGCGCTCTGTGAGTACAAGTAAACAATCCGGGCTTTTTCCTTGTCCACCAACAACAGTGTCAAGTTCCCAGTGTCCGGCGGTCTTACGCTTCTTGATCTCACGTGGACGTTCTTCTATGGATCTTCCCTTTAGATTCTTGTAAGACGGACGAACTTCATTATATTCTTGTTTTGGCGTATCTCTGCGCCACGGTAGATCTTTATTAGTCACATTCATAAACAAGCCACGGTCAATATAATGGTACAGAGTAGTTACGCAAACTTCTGTGCGGCATTTGCCTTTAGCAGACTGTAAAGCGGCGTATGGACTGTATTTCAGATCAATGATACAATGCTCAACGTGTTTCACAAAATCATAATCATTACCAATTTTCAAGTCACGCCCTTTACCTTCTGCATGGTAGTCATGTTTCTGCTGTCCGATCTCTGCACTGTAATAGTCGTATTCGAGCCACGTCTGTCCGTCTCGTAGTTTTGTGCGCCCTCTCTTTATTTCGTAGTTGATCGTATTGTAGTGCCGGTTCATCAGCCGGGCTATTTCTCTCTGGGTTTTGCCGTCATTCAGATACATTTCTATCTTAAGACGATCAGCATAAGTCATGTTTTTTGACATAAAGTTTCCTCCCTCTCTGGCGGCAGTCTGCCTATATTCAACCGTACCAGAGCAAGCCCCGGAGCGTCAAGGAGGGCGGTATCTATGGGGCTGTGCCTTGACCCTCTGTGGCTTCTCTGGTGGGGCTTCTGGCGGCGGTAGTGAGGGATAGCTTGTATTATAGCTGTCCGGAGCTTATGGCTCTATATGGGGCTTGTGGGGGAAGTGGCTTCCAGAGAACAGACAGTTCTCTGGACTCTCGTGTTTAATTTTTATAGGGAGTGGACGGAAAAATTAACAGAGGTGGGATGAAATCACCCCCAACCCCTCAAGGGGTGTAAAGCTTCCTTGTGGGTGTCCGGGGATGATCTGTTTAATACTTTAGTTCGTAGTAGGTTATTTGTTGACTTGCTTGCGGTATGTCTACGGTTTTAACATACACAATACGGTCTGCATAGATTTTACGGAAATCTTCTTCGTCAAGAAGAAAGTGTTCTTCCTCTGCAATGTGACAGTTCCGGCTGTAATAATAGCGGCGTTTTTCTTTCAAATGTTCGTCAACGCTTTTTGTAATGTATTTCGTGATATAACTACTCACACGCCCGGTATCTAATACTTTAGTTGCGGTTGTAAAGCCGTATGACCAGTCTGTTATATTGTAGATGATCTGCTTTTTCTTGCGGTCTACTTTCCACGCCTTGAATGTGAGATTGTCCACGTTTGCAAGTAGTCCATGAAAATGATAATGTTCCTTATCTTTGTGTAATTCTGGAACTATGATGTATTTCATATCCGGGCACTTTCGTTTTTGTAGATTGTTGAGGAAAATTTTAAGCCGATATAAGACTAAATCATAATCAGATGCATCTGTTTTAGTACGGTCAAAAGTCAGAGTGATAAACCAATCCCATTTGTTGGATCGTGCAATCCTATAAACGTTGTTTTTGGCTCTGGATGCAGAAACAGTCATTGCGTGTTTTTCGGCTTCCGGGGTGCGATCACTTATATCATGGGTCTTGTTTAGCAAGCTGTCCTCTGGCTTTTCTTTCCCGGCGTTAATAGCATGGTGGTAAAATGTGATGTGTTCCCCAGTCTCATACTGATAACGCCGACAATTATAAACTGTTTCCATGTTTCAACACTCCTTGTAATTTTTTTTTGCAAGGTGACTCTAAAGTGTTGCTATTGTCAAGTAGGTGACCAGGAGAACGGGTCGCAGTCTGCCTTTGTCCATGTGTTTTCTTCTTTTTGCAATAGAAATAATCTGTCCATTTCTTTCTGAATGGGTTTGAATGATTCTCTGGAGAAACCCAGATTTTGAAGTTGTTGAAATAGTTCATCTGGAAACAGTTTATATTTTTTATAAAATCTGATCTCTGTTTCGTTAAACAGATAGTGCATATATTGAAACATTGTTTTTTCTCCTTGTGTGTGGTGTGTGAAAGTTCGAACGTTCGAACGGTGCGCCGTGCGCAACGCTTACCACGGCGCACCGTTTCACCCTTACTTCTGCGCTTTCTTCTGCGCTCTGGTATACTTCTTTGACGGTGTAGTAACGGCTTCCATATCAGAGGGCGTATTGTTCTGTAACATGATAATTTCTGATTCCGGGATCATGTTCCCGGCTTTACAATCTTTTGCAAGGTTGTCCACGCAAGCCAGAGTATCGTAGGCATGATAATCTTTATCTTTTACAAACCAACCGAACCGGCGTAAAGGGCGTACAAGTGTAGGGTCTGTGGCGTATTCTAATTGATAAGCGTCATACTCTCTATGCACCAGAAAACGCCACTGTTTGTCACAAGATATAACCCGGCTTGTCACTTGTCGCAATAATGCGTCTACATGGTTAAAACGTTGTGAAGTGTAATATAAGCTGATGTGGTGGTGACGGCACGTCAGCAGAGTATTGAGAAACAAGGGATCAATGTTTGTCTTGAAAGTACGGCTGTTAAGCTGTACTGAAAATTCATCACCCAAAACAAGGGTGCAAGTCAAGGTGTCGTGTTGTTCATCATATGCCCGGACAGTTTCGGCAACGTCTACGATCTGCCGCAAAGAGACAAAAGGCGTGTAGGGCGTTCCGATCAAATCAACATTTGAAATGATGTTGATTCTTTGCGTTACCCATTTCCCCCGGAGATCATCATATACAACTTTGTTGTTATACTTTTTATACAGACTTGTAACCTTATGCACAGCGGAAAGGGTTTTTCCTTTACCGAACAATGCTACATAACAAATCAGTTTACCGGTTTTCAGATTGCGCCATTTTTTATGAATAATGTAATCCGGGAGATCTTTTATTAAATTAAAGAGCGTTGCAAACGGATGTAATACGGCAATGCGGAAGCATACACTAAAATACATCATTGCTATAAATGCTAACAGTACCAGAAATACCAAGCTGATCACCTCCCATTTTTAAGAATGTTATAGGCAAGAGAACCGATACATTCCAGAACCATACAAAAGACGATCAAACCGACCATACAAGCCGGGGTAAATGTTGTTGCATCACCTATGATAAATTGAATAAGGCTATCCATGTTTGTTTCCTCCTATTTAAGACCTACGCCGTTAAAAGACCGAACGGCGTTCTTGATACGTTCATAGCACCATGTAAACACGATAAAAAATAACAATGCCGTAATGTTGTAATTCAGATCATCAATTTTTGCTTCAATGCTTTCAAGAGAAGCGGAGTAATCAATCTGATTTTCCACAGTGTCCGCTTGATAGGTTTCCAAATCTGCCAAACTGATATAAACGTGTTCAGTACCAACCACATCACCAGAAGAGACCGAAAGGGAGCTATCGCTTGTTGTAGCGTCAAATAATTCTGTATCGCCACCGGGTTGCAACGTGTCAGCGTCTGTGTTAATTCCTCCGGGGAGAAGATCGCCAGACATGACAACAGTAGCATCATCAACGGTATAAATTCCGTTATCATCAGAGCCAGAGTTGATAGAATCGACTTGTAAATCTTCTTGCATATTGTCTTGATTTGTAATGTTTTCATTCATGTTTTGTCCTTTCTTGTGAAAAATGATCCCATGTGTTAGAATTGAAGAAAACACATAGGAGGGGTTACAAATGAATATGATAATTATTTTTGGAGTTGCTTTACTTATAATTATATGCGGTTATGCTTATGCAAAATATCGTGATGAAAAAGAACACAATGCTATATATACCTATATGGAAGATACAGAGAATGACAATTCAGAACCATTACAGAAAAACGACTACATCAACCTAACACGATATAATGACGATAAAGCCGACAGCAGAACAGATGCTATATTGTCCGTATTAGATAAGATACATTTCTGGGTAATGATTATAGGAATATACATTCTTGTAAAAATCATTGCGGCAATAATTGTTTTTGTATGTAAAGGTGCGGTTATTATGGAAGTAATCAATAAATTATTCCCATAGCCTACGAATAAAGTACAATAGCAAACCGCCGATAATACAGTATAAAAACAACGAATAAAGCGTAAAGGCATAACCGAATAATACAATTTGAATGTTCAAAATACCGAAACATAAATCTATAAAGGCTTTAAGAATATACATACTACCTCCCTAGAATACGGCAAATAATAATAACGGCAAACGAAGCATAAAGCAGTTTTATAATGGAACTGGGAAGAAAGCCAAAAATCGCAGTTAAAAGAGCCGGGAGTTGTTGCAATGACCCAATCAAACCATTGATAATAGAATAAAACTGATTACCTACATTTAATATAGAATCTGCATCGGATTTATTTTGATCGGTTTTATCTACTTGTTCAGCTTTTCCGCTATCTTTATCAACTACAATGTCACTAACAGTACCCTTTAAGCAATTTATAACAACCGGATCACCCACATAAAGCACACCGCCTTTTTTATAACAAGGCGTGAGCCACATTTCACCATTCCATGCAAGTTCACTATTCTTATAGTAATCTATAAGATAATCAACATTGACTTTCATAGAACCTTTACCGATCGTGGTTGTGCTCCACGTCTCATATGATGTATTCGAATTAGCATCATATCGCGGATAAGTGGCGGTAACTAAGGTGTCAGAATCAGGAACAAAAAGAAGATCACTATTCGGCGTTGTACCCGTCCATGTAATAGTTCCGTTTTTAACAACTGGCTTATTCCAAACTACGCCGGTTAATTTGAAATTATCAAGATGTACCGTACCATCGTCACCAGTATCAAAAGAAGATGACGCATTCCCGTTTTCGTCAAAATTTACTACGGTAGAATTGCCTTTATTCCAAGGGTTATTGACCCCGGTTTTGGTGTAAGGGGTAAAGTACAAACTTTTTATAGGTGAGCCATTATTCTCTTTGAAATCAGAAAATGCTTTATCCCATGTTAATTTCTTTCTGTCCAAGGAATAAAAATCAATATCAGCTTTTGAACCGTCATAGTATATTGCCTTGATACCTAAAGAAAGATATTGACTACCAGAGAGATCAAAAGCAGATTTATTTGCACCATTCGACCAAACGTCTACCCATTCTGCATGAAACGAATTATCATAACGAAAACCAATAAGTGAAATGTCGTTACCTATGGTTTCAGAATCAGAGGGAATTGTAGATTGCTCTATCTTGTCAATAGTTCCATCAGCATTGTAAAAGATCGTTACTGGTTGCCCTATGTAATAGGCTAAATGCGGCACACGGTAGCAAGGAAAAATATTTATTTGACGGATGAATTGAAAGTCCGTTTTTCCGTTTTCCATTTCAGACCATGGCAACGTTAAACGCTTGTCACTTGTGGAAAATTCTCCGTCATACGGCTGTAATTCTCCGAGATTATCCGGCTCTGTGGTGGTAGCCCATGCGTAGGATACTTTCACATATTCTTCTACATCTACCTCTTTTGCGTAAGAACGTTCTGTTGTTCCATTCCAACGAGCGATCTTGCCATTCATGGTAAAACCAGTAAAACAATATGTTTCATCATTATTGTTTGGTAATTCCGGTTTATTCAACATACCGTCTTCATTGCCGTTTTGTACATATGCAAGAGCGTGATCGTAAGTGTCGAATACTGGAAAATTACATTCATAGGTAACAGACATTAAGCCATTATCAGAATTGTACGTTCCATAATATGCCGTTGTAAGAAAATGATTAGAGATATTATCATCAGAATAATTAAGTTCAGGATTTTTATAATAAGTACCTTCTGTATGCCATGTACATAAATTTGATGGCAATGAATAAAGTTTTCTATCTACGGAATCGTAAAATCTAATAGAAAAAGTAAAATAATTATCAGATATTAAGCTTGAAATACCGACAATGTTAGTGGCAGAAGTAGAAAAAGTGAATTTAGTTTCACTATGACGTCCAGAAGAAAGATCGTAATAATTATAAACATAGTATTCACTTGTTAAATTTCCTGCCGCATGAACCGGGGGCATACAGAAAAGCACAGCCGAGACCAGAACACCAAGCGTTAAGGCAATAATGCAGAGAAGCGTCTGCAATTTGTTTTGATTGATTGTTTTTTGTTCCAACTATTTTCCCTCCTTATGAAAAGAATTTTTGAATGGTTTCAGCCGCAAAGATGAAAGCGGCAATAGTACCCATATGACAACCGATTTTAACAGCTTTCTGGCGGTCAGTTTCTTGTGGGAAGAATAAGACACATTTTGAAACCATTAAAAAAATGATAAAAATAGAAATGGTTAAAATTTCATCCATGATATTAACCCCTTTCCGACAAGTATAATAATTACAGAACATGAACACATAATGCCTACCATAGAAGAAAAAACAACGAAGTATGCAAACAATGATTCTTTTCCTATAAAGATGAATATAAGAAAAATGAGTAAGCAAACCAGATAAATGATTGTGCAAATTAAAAATTCCATTGTGTTCTCCTTTCGTGAAAAAAAAGAGGGGTGCAGATCGTTCTGCATCCCTCTTAAGCTACCGTGATCCGGGTTATACGGAACGCTTTGCAACTCCGAACAGACCGAAGCATGCGCAAGCTACGGAAACAGCCAACAGAATGTTCAGCGGATACATTGTGAACAGACCCATGACGGACTTACATACAGAAAGCAGAGTAGTTACGATAGCGGTATCGAAAGTAGGGGCGGTCTCTGCCGCCGCAATGATTGTTAAACCGGGCATATGTTTCTCCTTTCTTATAGATAATGCAGAATACACACGTCTGTGCAACCGTCTTAGTTATCTATAAATGTTTTTTTGTTTATAAAATCAGCTTGCTGAAATTACCGGGGTAAAAGTTCGAACGTTCGAACTTTAGGGGAAAGTGTGGGGATCGAACCCACTCCGGCTGTCGTTGTTGTTTTCTGTGCGCACGCCACTCACACCATGAGATACTTTCCCATATTATTTTTTGGGGGTTGTTGCTGTTGCATGGGTGAGGGGTGATACTTTGTGTACCATTCCGAACCCCTCCCATGAAAAACTACGAAAGCAAAATACGCTTTTCTTGTTTTTCTACGGTGTCCCCTTGCCCCCTCCCAAGGGGACAAAAGACCAAGGGCGAAAGCTTGCTCCGGGGACTGGTAAAGATATAATTGCTTATAGTCGGGCTGAACCCTCCGGGCTTCACCCTTGCCACAGATAACGCAACAGCGCAGTTTCCAAGGGAAAGGGGCATTACCAAGGAAGGGGGGGGGGGAGGGTGGAAGCATACAGTTTATAGAAAATGCCGGGAGCATGGCTTGTGTTCGGTCGTACTGGGTTATGGGCGTACCATAAACAAATGATGAAAGGTGGTAAAGTTCGGACGTTCGAACATTCCACGCACCCGGCAGATTCATCTTTCACACTTGCCCGGCAGTCCGTAGGGAGACAAACCGGGCATCACACCGGAGAACGTACCGGGGAGAAGATCGCAAGGGGCACACCATGAAAATGAGATGTGATCACTTCTCTTTACTCCCTAGACCCGGAACGTTCCGGCGGCTTATTTCTTATCCTTGCCAGAATCAGCGGCGGCAGTACCGGGGGCGGTAGCAGTTCCGGGGAGATCATAGATACCAGTCACACGCAGAGTCTTTTTACCTTCATACTCACTGATCTGCATACCGAATACGTAATCCTTGAACATTTCCTTATTCTGCTTATAGACTTCCTCTGTGCATGACAAACTTGTTGCTTCTGAACCCTGCAAAACGGCAAGCTGATAATACTTGTTGTTGCTTCCGGTCATGCTCTTTTCTTCAATGGCTACCAAAGTACCTCTGAACTGTGTTGCTAATTTCATAATTGTTTACCTCTTCTTTCTTTACACATGGGCGGTCAGCACCATGGGAATAATGTTATTTGTTATATACTGAACGCCTACATACGAGAAAGGCGGTTCATGCTGTTAACGCCAAGAACCAGAAGTGTAACATTAAGGGGAACGTATTCACGCTCCGTTAAAATGCCGTCACTGTGTAACTGATTCATTTTCCGGGAAAGTGCAACCATACGGTTAAGCACCAGACGCAATGTTTTCGAGGTGTAGCCGTTCCCCAGATCAGCGGCGCATGACATTATATCATCAAGCACCGCCAGACCAACCGGGGAAAGGCTAAGAGTTACCATTTTACTACGATCTCAATACGCTTATGGTCAGCTTCAAAGTTCTTGCTTTTCAGAGCCTTTTCGATCAGATCGTTGAGACCGTCAAGATACTTGTTGTATTCGTCAATGTTATGGAACGTTACAAGCGTCTGGCTGTTTACCTCCGTAAAGTTGCCGTCTATGATTTCTTTACCGTTGTAAGTATCATCACCACCGGAAGCGTCACAATCGGAAGCGTCAGATTTTCCGGCTTCTCCGTGAATATCTTTTACTTTTTTCTTGATGTCACGGACAGACATATCAACAGAAAACTCCGTCAACTGCGCATCCGTAACGCCCAACAAGGCGATCAGCTTACTACTCTGGTAGTCTTTCAGTTCCGGGCGAATCTCTTCCAGAATGTTTCCGTGTTCGTCACGGCTTGCAAAACGCTCTACGATATGAATAAAATCGCTACACGTTCCACGTGCAATACCGTGTTCTTTTGCGGCGTAGTCGTAAATGTTCTTGTAGCCTAACAGACCGAAAGCGGAAGCCGAATACATCCAGTAGAGATCAAAAGCAATCCGGGTAAAGGAACTCTGAACATTGTTTAAAGACTTGCTGATAGATGCATTGCGCTTTCTGGCTTCTTTCAAAGTCTCAATGTCTTTCAGTTCCTGTGCTTTTTTTGCTTCTCCCTCTGTTTTGTGGGTCCCCTCCCCCGCCGGGGCGGTGGGGGGATTCATGGGAGCGGCAACGGCTTTCTTTCTGGTGGTCTTTGCTTTTGCCGGGGTCTGGGTTGCGGTTTTCTTCTCTATGGTTGTTGTACTCATTGTGCTTGTCCTCCTTATCAATCAAATGCAATAAAAGCAAGATCTTCAATGTGAAAATGTCTTTCAGTGCCGTCTGCCATCATTACGTCAACACATGGAATAGGGTTATCAGAAAAAGGATTATCCTTTACGAACACCAGACCGGAAACATTGTTGAGTTCAATTTCTTCAATGTGATGAATCTGGACACCGGGAAAGGTTGCTCTGTCTGTAATGTGTGCTACTGTGATTTTTTTCATGTTTTTGTCCTCCTTGTGTGTGGGGTTCGAACGTTCGAACCAATATAAAAAATAGTATTGTGATCGGAATTTCGTGTCATTTCCTTATCACAATACTATTTTAATATTTTCAATGCTGAGAATATGTT